TAGCAGGACCTCTTCTTCCTCTGTTAGCTACTACGTTAGCACCAGCTAGGATTCTAGAGAATAGTCTTCTCTGTAGAGTCGACAAGTTCTCGTAAGTTCCTGAAGCAGGACCAGCAGTACCAGCAAGCGATAGACCTGTGTCGTCTTTACCTACGTAAGAAGGAATCGTGTAAGAACCAGCAGTACCACCGATAACGAGGTTTAGGTTCAAGTTCTGTCCTTCTGTAGTGAAGAAGTCACTGTGGTTAGACCAGCCAAGAGCAAATGCTCTAGAAAGGATGTGCTTGTTGATCGCTTGAGAAACCTCGTTAACCAATGCGTTCTCGATCATAGAAATTACGTCGATACCGAATTGCTTGTTAAGGTCTTGGATCTGCTCAGTAGTTACTGAAGCAGCCACTTGGAAAGTGTCAGCCTCAACGAACTTAGTGAACGTTGATAGACCCATTGACTGGTAGTAGTTGCTCTCACCGTATGCTCTAAGCATTGGGTTGTAAGTCTTAGTACCGTCAACGAAAGGTCCTTGCCAATCGTCAGAGTTTTGGAAACCAGCTCCAGAGAATCCTTGGATGTGATCCTCAAGTGCTTTAACCAATTCCGCAGACGCTGTGGTAGTACCGTAAGTGTTATCGTTAGCAGCGTTTCCAATTTTGGTAGCATTTCCATCAAGAACTGAAGCTACTGATTCGCCAGCAGTTACTTCTTCAATTCTAAAGATAGGGTAGCCATCGATTCTTGAAAGGCCAACAAATACAGTTTTTAAGTATGCACTTGCTGAGGAAGCCTGCGTGAAATAGACGTCCTGACCAACGGCAAAGTTACCTGGGTATCCAGATGCGGCAGTTCCTGAAGGCATCTGAACCTTAATCATAGCAGGAGCAGCAGCCAAAGCGTCAGCTGCAGTAGTACCTACTGAATTAGGGCTTAGTTTACCGCCAGCGTATACGTAGTCTAGGTACGAAAGAACGCCAGTAGGACCTGACATAGGAATTACAGGAACGATGTCGAATCCAACAGTCTTCGCAGCAACCTGAATTGCCAACGGAAGAAGTGAAGGAAACTTATCACCTGATCCTTGATTTCCTGTGTTGTAGAAAGCGGCGTTAGCATTACCTGTAGTAGGGAATGTAGGAGGCGCAACTGCTCCCATACCGTTTACAACGTTGAGTGACTGGTATGCACCAGCAGACTCGTTTAGTGAGTGATAGTGGCAATACTTGCTCAACCACTCTTTCTTTTCAGTATCTGCGATTCCTGCCTTCTGCTCAATGATAGGAGACCAGGTTTCGAAGATTTCTGCTTCGTTAATTAGTTTCATTTTTTCTAACTATTTTTTGAATTTTTAAAACTTACCTTCGAGCGACTTAGCTACCCAATTAAGGTAATCGTTTGAATACCCCTTAGTAGGAGCGTTAGCCACTGTGGGCTCTGGTGTTTCTTGGTTTTCATGTAGCTTCTGAAGTCCAACAGGCTCAGCAGATCCTAGTTGACGAGTTGACCAGAAGTTTTTGATCTGATAGGCAGTATCTAAATTATAGAAAGCTGATTGTGCAATGATAGATTGCTTTTGACCTTCATTTAGAGACTCCCAAATCGGAGCATATGCTTCAGGCATTTCATCGATGAATTTGTGTCCTGATTTTTCTCCTTCGGCTTCATTTAAAACCTCCTCTGCTTTTTGTGTTTGAGCAGCCGGCTGAATCTTAGATGCAGCCTCATTTATATTCTCCTCGGTCTTTTGTGTTTTGACCGACTCAATTAGAGAATCTATCTTACTAGAGATTGTAGAATAATCTCCAGCAAATCCAGATTCAACCAATTCTGATTTTGAAACAGCTTCAGCGCTTTGTCTTGCACTTTCATTTAGGTTTTCACCCTTAGCTGCTTTTGAACTCTCTGAGATGGATTGAACCTCCGAGATGTTCCCGTTTAGCTTCTCTGCCAAATAGTCAGAGTAAGCGATACCCTTATTTAGGTTTTCTGCGATATACTCAGAATAAGAAATATTTCTATTTACATTTTCCGCCAAGTATTCAGTGTATCCTATACCTTGGTCTAGTTTCTCTGCGATATACTCCGAGTAAGCGATTCCTTTATCTAGGTTTTCTGCGATATACTCTGAGTAAGCTATACCTTTATCTAGATTTTCTGCAAGGTATTCTGAGTAAGAGATATTTCTATCAAGATTCTCAGCTACATACTCGGTATATTGTATTCCGTCGTCCAATTTCTCAGCTAAATATTTGCTATAGTCAATTGCTTGATCGACGTTTTCAGCGACATACTCAGAATAAGAGATAGACTTATCCACATTCTCGGCCAAGTATTTAGAATATGAAATGGTCTTATCCAAATTTTCTGCTAGGTATTTAGAATAAGTGATGCTGCTGTCAAGGTTTTCAGCTAGATACTCGCCATACTTGATAGCGCTCTCTAGATTCTCAGCTAAATACTCAGAGTACTTCTCTAATTTTTCCACCCTTTCCTCTAGGGCAGCACAATCAACAGATTTTTCGTTTGTCTCTGATTCAGAAACCTCCGCGTTAACCTGATTTTTCATTTCAACAATCTGTGACTCGATAGCTTCCATCTTATTCTTTAGCATAATGGAATACTGATTGAGCTCATCAGCAGTAACGTATTCTTTATTGGCCTCCATAATTTTGGATTTATTTTTTTCAGTATTAAAGATTTCTTGGAACTCTTCGTTATTTTCAACTTTATATATCTTCACACCAGATTCATTTTCTATTCCTAGTGCCTCGTTTACACATTCTAAGTTGTCAATAATCGAAGTAGTGTTAATCTTATGTATATCATCCTCGGTAAACCCTGCGCTTTCGTATATTCTTTCTAGCTGTGCATCCTGAAATCCAGGATCAGCTACAAGGTCATAAGTGAAGATCTTTTTGATTTGTACCTTCTTGTCAGGTCCGACATTACCCGCTGCTCTTGATGATATGGACAGAGGTATACCAGCATCAACCAGTTTTTTAGCTATTTGTCCAGCTGGAGTATCAAGTAGTTTTACCTTTATCTTAAGAACTCTTCCGTCTTTATCGTATTCAAGATCCTCCACAACATGTGAGATATTCTTAAGTGAGACATCAAAATCCTTCGGGTGATCAAGCTCACCCAGCAATCTATTCTGCTTGATTTTTTCTCTTAGGTATTCTAAATGGGGAAGGTATTCGCCCTCTTCGTATACCCTTTTGTTATTATTCTCCTTGCCGAATTCAGCGGCAATACCTTGTAGAATATATTCACCGTCACTGGAATCCGCCTTAGAAACAGCAAGATTATTTTCTTGCTTTTCCAGAATGAATAATAGATTTTCATTCAGCATGTTTGAAAGATCTTCCATTTCTTGGCTTTTCATTTATTTAACTTTATATATCCAAACTAATTTTTGGAAAATTCGACGTTTTTTTATCAGGCGTATTTAATAGCTGCTTCTAGCTTGGTTGCAAATCTCAATGCCGCATCAAATCCTAATTCTCCCTTCTTAACCACTCTCTTCCTGTCACCAATTTTAGCGAGGTTGTTCTTGAGTATAATTCTCTTTGGTTCATGCTCTCTGTCGTATCTAACCTTAGCGTATGTAATATTGTCCCAATCGGAAATTCCAAGATCTCTTTTTAGTTCCTCACTACCGAATTCATCCAATGGATTCGTACCTCCTCTAGCATCTTTATCCCTCAGAACGGTTGAGTTCTTTCTGGTTTTTACAACAAGATCATCCATGCTCATTTCTTCACCATCTGGGGTAGAAACTTCGACTTCCTCAGTTTCTTCAGTATCCTCTTCTGGTTCTGGAGGAGCTACATATTCAGCAAATCCATACCTTGGTGTTTCAACCTCATCCAATGAGGTTACCTCAACTAGAACAGGATCTCCGTCGGAAGGTCTTTTGCTTGTTTCGTCTACAACGAAATACTTATAGTCTCCAGCATCGTCGGTATCATTTGGATCTACAAATTCTATAGAATCAACCTTGTAGATTATAACCGGATATTGACCCCAATCATTCTCACTCACCGAAGCTAACTCAATTCCCGAGTATTCAGTTTCCCATTCTCCCTCACCGTAATCAGGTGCTTCCGGAGCTTCAACTTCTTCAGCGGCCTCTTTTTCTGGTTTCTCAGTTTTTACCACAGGCTCATCCTCCGGAGCTACTTTGACACCCAGCTCTTTTTTGACCTCAGCTTCGATCTCGGCTTTTATATCATCATATTTTTCTTTCCTCTCCGTGAGCTCAGCTAATTTAGTAAACTCACTGAAAGTTAAAGCCTCATTTTTCTCAAGTATGTAGTTAGCTACAGATTCACTAACTGAAGCACCACGTAAAGACCCCTCACCAGGTAAAGGCATAATCTCAGCTAGATCCAAATCCTGTATTTGGGTATCAGTTAAAAGTGTACCCTCTGTGTTTATCCTCTTACCGTCCGAATTGGAGTAATTAAACCTATATTTTTCCAAAGCGTCCTTAGGAACACACATAGGATAATCTGGAGCCTTTCCGTATGTCTTTTCTAAAAGTCTCCAGTCGCAATAACCAACTAGAGATGTACCTATAGTGAAATCTGCTATTTCCGGAATAGCAGCGATCTGGAACTCCAGATCATCATTGTCGAATGTTCCTCTTTCAAACTTATCAGTGTTAGAGAAAGATAGCATAACTATATTATTGTCAGTAACTATCTTTTGAAGCATCTCTGAATTAACCTGCATCAAAACAAAAATTGATCTACCAGCTGCTTCTCCTATCTTAACTAGCTCCATAGTAGTTCTGGTATCGTCTTTCATCGCAGTCAAGATATCAAAGAAAACATCCCAACCTGAAGCTCCGCCGTCGCTAGTCCAGCAGACAGTGATTGATCTTCCTAACGGAATGTTCTTTGGGTTAAAGGTACCATAGGCAAAGTCCTCAACCTCTCCGTAACGGGGTGCTTGTTTATCACTATACCAATTCCAAAGCTGATTAACCCCTGAACCAATCACCTGGAGTGCTAATAATATCCACCCGACCGGATTAGTTGATTCTGCTGCAACTACTGCACCTGCTCCGCCAGATGCCGCTGCTCTAGCTCCAACCCCTGCTGCTGCAGCAGCTCCCCTTGATGCTAATTGTGCTGCTGCCGCTTGCTTCACCGATTGTGCAGCTGCTCCTCTTAATAATACATTTCCAGTAGCTCTAGTGGAGTAAGCTAATCCACCTTTTACAAATGCACCAGATGGGAGAACCACCCTTCCGGCATTGGCCAGAGAGGTAGCGCCTCTTCCTGCAACTAGTCTGCTTGCGAAATTTTTCAAAGTAGAAAGTCCGCCAGCACCTGAAACTCTAGAGGCTAAAGAAGCTGGTCTAGCCCACTTGTATATCCCATATCCAGTTTTAGCAAGTGTCCAAGTTGTAAATATTCCGCCTACCGCGGTGAGAGCAAGATAACCAGCTCCCATTGCACCTATAGCAATAACAGCGTCCTTAGCGTAATCCATGGTTTTTTCCATCAGATCCTCAGGATCGGTCACCTCTCCAGCAGGGATCGTGTAATCCATCTCACAAAGAATGAGTTCACCAACTTCATATTTTTTCGTCACTCTCAATGCGCTCCTAGATGCAGGAACTGGCTGTCCCTCACCATCGAAAAAATCAACAATAACAGCTTGTGGCGAATCTTCAGGAATATCCTCCATGTTTAGATCCGACTTTAGCTCCCCATCCTTTATGAGTTTTTGTATCGCCGCATTCAGCTTCTGAAATTTCCTAAGTGCTTCAGCATTAATGTCAGAATCGTCGTCTGCTGCTTCGTTTATATAGGATGAGAAATTCTGTACTTTATTACCGCTAACTAAATTCTTTATCTGATCTCCAACGTAATCATAAACGGGATTACTAAAATTAGCTGCACCCTCTAATATAGATTCAGCTTTCTTGAATCTTCTATCCTCAGATTCAGCTTGCCATTCCCTAGGATTAGCATCTAGCCATTTTTGCCACTTATCGCTGTAAGCCCACCACTGGAAATCGTTTAATTCCATCTCCTCACCCTCCAGGGTAAGGGGCAGATTCATAAGAGGGAAAATATTTTCCTCTGATCCTGGTTCTTCCCCACCAACTGTGCCCTTATAGGTGAGTCCTTTTTTGAAAGCTAATATCATATCAGATAATTTAGTTTTATTCGGAATATATCCTCTCGTAAGACTGGGATATCAAGTTTATTACCTTTTCTATATATCCCTCATTTCTGAGCTTTTTAAAGGCAAGATTACCGACTGAAAATTCCCCATTCTTGGAAAGACCCTCTTTCCTCATATTTTGTATTTTCTCCTTGAGTCTAATTAGTCTTCCGTACATCTTCTTAGCATCCGACGGAATCTCTGGCATGGAGATAAGTTTAGTTTGCATAGAGTTTATCTCAGAAGCTATCCCGTCAAATTTTCGATTAACGTCTTGCTCGTCCACCTCGGGAGGATCGAATTTGGGTTTTCTAACCCATTTGCCATTTAGAAGAGAATAAAGGCCAGATGCTGTGTGAGGCTCCGATACGTCTTGTAGATAAAGTTCAACATCATGGTTGCGGATTATGATATTATGTCTAAGATTCCATATAAATCTTATGCCATCTACCGCTTTTTTAAGAACCTCCTTTTTAGCATCAACTTTGGAAAAATCCACTAACACGTGGACATCCAGATCAGAGTAGTCCGTGTAATTGTAATTAGCTAGAGATCCAGTGAGCTGGATGTCTTCTATAGGAACACCTGGTAGCAACTCCGAAAACTTCTCATAGAAGTCTTCAGCAATGGACAAAAGCTTTCGCCTAACCAAAGGATCAAATACCCATTTTTCTCCACCACCGGAGGTTGAGTACTTTTCCCAGAAATTAGGATTCAATTCATCGTTATAGAAAGGACCAACTCTATCCTCATTTAGAACGAATAAACGAAAATCTTTTACCTTCGACACAAAAAAGGGAATTATTTGGATTTATATATCCAAACAATTCCCGGTATAACAGAGGAAGTACCTCTAGGAAGATATTTTCTGTAGTGACTTTATAACAGTCTCCACGTCCTTCTCGCAATATTCCTTTATCCTTTCTAAGGATTCCGGCGAATCCACCCCGCCCCAGAATACTCCCGAAACCATAGAACCGTCAATATCGTCCTTTGGTGAATCTATACCGAGTGCACAAGATAAAAGATCTAAGCTAAGATATTTTTGTTGAACCCAGCTTCCGAAGGCAAAGATCTCTGAGGTGTCCAAGAATGGCAAATCCCAGGGTTTTTTATCCCATATAACCAAGGATCTAGGTAAGTCAATCATACCATTGAATAGCATTCTCTTTGCTATGCAGGGCACGTCAAATCCTTTTATGTTGTGACCACAAAGCTTCATGCCCTTAACAGATGCATTGTTGAAAACCTTTGATGCCTTCTCCAATATGTCCTTCTCGTCGGCCCCATAAAAAGAGGTGAATCTACTGGATCCATTATCGTCTAAGGCACCAAAGGAGATACAAACAATCCTAGAAAATTCAGGCTCCAAGCTTGCCTTCTCGAGGTATATCTCGTCGTCGCTCAGATCCGACAATTTCTCATCAGAACGCCTGTAATAGTCACAGCGCTTACCCCAAAGAGCAGCCATTCTAGGATTATCTTCCGCAAGGGATTTTAGATTCTTATGTCCAGTGGCGGTTTCAACATCAAAGAATAGGCAATTATTTACTATCTTACTTTCTATCATATCAAATTAAAAACTGTTTCTAATGTCCATTTACGGTCATACCAGAAGGTCCTCCCACCCCTGTCTGATATTTTCAGCATATCCGGGTTTCCATAGCATTTCATAAAACCAGAAATATCAGATTTCCCTCCAAATGGATTTTTCCAATCCTTTATAGTTCCACCCCCGATCTCATACACGTGAAGCGGTATGTCACGGCAGAGTTCAAATAGGGGATCACCATATTTTTCTATGTAATCCCTAGCAGGCAGAAATGGATTAGCTCCAGGTATTCGGTAAAGAATCTCTGCTCTGAGATAGTTACCAATACCATTGAAATATCTTTGATCCATCAAAACCTCATAGATCGGTTTCCCAAAGGTCTTCCTATCAAGATTGGAGAGGACGTTGCTACGAAATTCGAAATACTCCTGGGTAGGATCCGGTCCTCTCGATTCATTCCAGTCTCCCCATTTCCATTTACCAAATCTCCTGATATCCACGAAAGCAAGATGACCCCCATCAGAGCAGTGAAAAAATAGGTGGGTATGCTTAATCTCACATCCGGGATTAGCCCATTGAAAATTTCCACCCATTCCCATAGTCATAATAAGATCCCTGGTTTCTCCTGACAAGTCCGAAGTAAGTTTCAATTTTAGCTCTTTACCCCTACTTTCTGCATGTAAGGTAAAATTATCGAAATTTACCTCCTTCCATTTATGTTCAGGATTCTTAGTAATATGTGAAAAGGACTTACCCTCCGATAGGTAGTTAACGTAGTCGGCGGTTAATTTTAATTCAGCTAATTCTGGCACCTCTAAATTTTTTACAATAATAAGGATTAGAAACGCACAGAAAAAACTATTTCCGGGAAATTTTATTGATCACCATAGGTCTTAGAGAGCTGCACTCACTCATGTACCTCAAACAAGAAATCTCACCACCTCCTGAATCAATAACGCAATCAAAACAAAGTCCGAATGTAGGTATACGGTAACTTAAAAAATCAGAGGGCACAGGGGAAAGAAAAAATCCATCCTGATCAACCTCAGCGGATTCTGAATGAATAACAACAGGAATTCCTGAGTCCTCCCATGTAGAGGAGCTTAAAAATATAGCCTCCCGGTATGAAAGATTACCAGAATTAAAGGAGTGAGCAAGGAATCTAAATAATATTGGTATCTTGGTTTCATAATAGACCCCAGACAATAGATCAGTCACCGAGAATAGACTTGGTTTTTCGTCATTCATCACAGTAACAAGGCTAACTATACCTTTACCAAGACTGATTAGTTCTTTACAAAACCTTTCCATAGTAACCTTCCTCATCCCATAAGCACTACCAACTCTCAAACCTATCGATCTGTACGAAATGCCAAGAACTTCTAAGAACCCGTGTATCCTCACCAAGATCTCTTTCGTTTTTTCAACAACCTCATCGATTTGTGAGCCCAGAAAAAAATATGAGGGAAGATAAAAAAATAGTCTTTGTCCAGACCTTATCGATTTAGCGGTTCTTAATAGAAGATCGCTGTCACCGGTTTCATCATAACTAGAAAAATCAGGAAAAATGAAATTGCCAGGGATTTCTATACAAGTAATATTTAAACCCAGGCTAGAGTCCCGCTCTAACCTATCAGCAATAAAATTGAGCATACTGTCGCAAGAATATTCCGACTTTGACAACTGCAATTTGCCAGAAACATACCCAATGTTATTGGTGTTTTTACTTAGTATCATACATGGATTTTACGGAGGAAAGGAACAAAAGTTTCTTTAGCTTCCCACACCTTCTATGCCTAGCTTAGTGTTGTTATAAACAGTAGGAGAGTTGTAGACATCTGAAGGCATAGCATCGAACTTAAATTTAGAAATAATCTCCATGTGACCCTTGTTGCCATTTTCAGCAAACTCAACAGTATCTGGAATCAGCTCTAATACTTCCTCCTTATCCTTACCCTTTGAACTTACCTGTGCGAAGTATCTATATGACTTATTATCCGGGGTCCTCTCAGATCTGACAATCATTCCAGCAACCTTGTCCTTTTTATTTATGGGAACCCCTATAACAATATCTCCAACTTGAAACTGGGATCCTTTCACATTTCTCTTGAAGTTGGGATTCGGGCCAACACTAACCGACAGATCCTTGTAGGGCTTATACTGGATCTTAAAGATTCCGTTAGCTCCGCCATACCCATAGGTATCTCCGAATACACCGACGTCGAAGAATTCATTGATGTGCTTTATGTGCTTTAGACTAGATCCCATATTAACTATTTATCTTTATTTCCCCCGTTATTTGTGAGATCCATAACATCCTTTATTTTCTTAGCCAATTCATAGTTCTCTTTTTTGATGGCTTTATCCATCATCTGAGACAACATACTAAATTCAGGATCGCTACTTGAATCTTCTTTTTTATCAGCATTAACGGTCAGACAAATCCTCTGGGGAGAATATATTGCTTCTAATCTGGAATCTATCTTTAGATCGTCGAGTTCATCCTGAAGATCTTCGTCGTTTACTTCCTCGTTATTTTCGGCGGAATCATATAGAATCTCCCAATCCTGATTGAACCAAAAAACCATCCACGGACCGTAAACTATCTTAGAAATATCATTGTCGATAACAAATCTCAGTATTTTTCTAAGTTCAGCCTTGAGATCATTCTTACTGATATTCTCAGAATAAGCCTTCCTTTTTAGCCCGGGTATTACTTCACTACCCTCACCGACGCCTAATTTAAAAGCATGGTGAACCTCCTGAATAGAATCCCAGTCCAGGCTGGAAATTATCTTGTCTACAAGCTTTTTGAAATCCTTCCTCATTATAAACTATATAGGTTATATATCCCACAACTAACTCCGTCCTATCTGTTCAGAGACCCGATTAACCCAATCAGCATATTGCTCAGGATAGAATTTTTTTAGATCAGACATTTCCCTCCTTGATACCTCGAACTTTGACATCAGGAATTCCTCAACCTCGGGGTCCAATGTGTTTTGTGACTTAGATTTTCCTGCGGAAGAAGACTTCTTCGTTTTTGTGAAGATCCATCCAGGAATTTTTGTGTAGTGCCTACTCAGAGTAGAGTGCCACCAATCAGCAACAGGACGGGGAGTCACTTTGGTGTGGTTAAACTGGTTGGCCTGACTAGGGAACTGGATACTCATAATTCTATTAATCATAAAGAAGTTCCGTACCTTGTCGTTCCTAGTGACCTTCGACCAATCCTTATCGGATTTAAATATGTTCTTTACAACATCAAAAAGTTCCATGGCAAATTAGTAATTACTGAAGGGATCAAAAGACTTAGGAGCGGATCTACTAACCCATGAGGTTCCCTCCAATATTTTCACTCTATCGAGAGTTACTGGTTTTTTTTCCAAGCTTATTCCCCTTCTAATCTCAGAAATTATCCCATCTATAACATCACGAGGGATAACAGTCTTATCCAACCACATCAATTTGTAATTTCTCAACAAATTAGATACCGCTTTTTTTCTATTCTCAGTGCTGTCAAGGTCCTTTATTAGTCTCAGGGAAAATCCAGCTATCCAATCTAGGAATTCCTCATCCCCGAGCATTTCTGAAAAAGAATATGATGACCATTTTGAATCCGAAAATGATTCCATAATCTTCTCCGCTCTTTTGGGAGTTATACGATGTGTTTTTCCGCCCTTTTCATATTCCCATATTCCAGGAACAGCGTCTCCTTTATCTCCTGTTAGCATCTTAGTAAAAACGAAGTCCCTAACCATAATTTCGTTAACAGTAACACCATTAACAAAAGATCTCATCTTATCCTTATCCGGATCCATTACAGAGCCCATATTAAATATTGATCCCTCGTTCTCCTTATTCAACCACCTATCTTCCCATCCCTCCGGTATTGAAAGCACGTTATTCTTGGAATTACTATTCCATACCACCGTCCAATTGTCCGAATTCCACCTTGCCAGCTGGTGGAGATCCTTATCTCCGGAGATTATAATGCAGTCTTCACCCTTAGTATTAAAATAATCAGCCCAGAAGTACAGAAGATCATCACCCTCCGCACCATTTGACTTGGAGAATACAAAACCATTCTTCTCGAGATGATCACCAAAAGATTGTATCAGATCAAAGAAAATGGACCAATCGACATTTTCATCCTTAACTCTGTTCGATTTATATCCCCCTCCTTCTATCTCCACATCCTTTCTCCAACTCCGGCTATCCGCAGTAAAAACCAACCTACCCCCGCCGGGTATTTTTCGGAGAGCTGCACACAGGTCAGTTGAAATTTTTCTAATGAACATCGATTGCTCCGACTCAGGGCCTAATATTTCCGCTGGATCCTTAGATCCCCATCCACCAAAAACTCCGAAGGTCTTGTGGAATATGTAGTTCCCGTCAATAAGTATATTAATCATTTCTCCCGTAAAATTTTAAATTACCCCATTCGCCCAGATCAGTAAAGAAAGGATCTGTTATCCTTGCGTCAAAGTCACTAAATTTTAAAAAATCCTCTCTATCAGCTCCCAACCTTCTCTCCAAAACATCCGCATCATTCCTCGAGGAGAGCCTTTCTCTCCTGGTTTTTTCGTCTATATCCAAATAAACGACAAATGATTCTTCCCTATCTAACTTCTCCATAGAACTTAGACCAGAAGGAGTCATTATAAAAAGATCGCTTGAGATAAACTCATCGATGGACGTCCCGTATATCCAATCATTGAAGCTAACATATTCATAGAAAAGACCCTTCTCTATGAAATCACGATTTGCTTCGTCCTCTGTGATAAAATAATAGTCTTTACCGTTTATCTCTCCCTCTCTCGGTGGTCTGGTAGTATGAGAGACACAATACTTAAATCCTCTGAGTTCAAGAATCTTCCTCATATAGTCCTTTCCAGAACCCCCTTTACCCACTATAATTAATCTTTTAGGTCTTTTATTCATCTTCTACATTCTCGAGAAATTCGAATTTAGACATAGCAGAATCAAAGTCACTGTGAGCCCAGGCCCATTTTCCAAAATCCTCATTACCCGGAAATATCTCCCTCTCATTAAGCTGAATTCCAAAAACTACCTTAGGCTTATCCACCTTTATCTTAAATACCTCCCAGGCAACAATTCTTTCTGTATCTGGTTCTATTTGCTCATATACCAGGGATTTATTTCCTCTCTTAAGGAACCTATAAATAAATCCATTTTTCCTTATTTCCTCAGCGAGTAACTCCATTAGTCTATAAGCTTTTGTATGTTAAACATAAGGGCTAGCAAGCTTACTACCGGATCTATAACAACTTGTCTTTGCGCCTGATGATCAGCAACAAGCACAATAACACCGGGTATTATCTTAGCGTGCGATGACTTATTCTTAATTATCCAGTTAATAAATTCTTCACCCAAGGCTGCCATGACTTCATCTACCTTAGTAGAATATTGGCCAACTATAACCTGGTAATTTTTCACAGGATCCTTGGAATCGAATAGCATGTTATAAAGCTCGTCATAAGACCAGCCTGAATCGCTAATTCTAGAGATGTCTATCTCTTTAACCCCCTCAATCATCCACGATTGAATCCTATTCAGTGAGGACCTAAGATCCGGGAAATATTCCTTCTCAAACTCAGAGAGAGATTCCTCATCTATCGAGATATTGAGTTTTCCCAAGATAAGCTTAATTCTGTTCTTCCACTCCTCCCTGAGATCCTCTTCCTCCTTGGGTGTTATTGGATCAAAGTTTATAACCTCAAATCTGCTTTGTATAGCATCCGGTACTTTGTTTAACCAGTTACACGTAGCAACAAATCTTGTGTTTCCGGCAAACTTTTCTATTGTTCCTCTTAGAGCTTTATAAAACTGGTCGGAAGCTCCATCAAACTCGTCTAGAACCACTACCTTTTTGGAAGACTTTCCATCCATTATCGAAATAGTGGAGCAGAAGTCGTTGATTTTAGTCCGGATGGTATCTACGGAACTCTCGTCGGAGACGTTTATGAAAAGATGGGGTAGATTACCCGAAAGGATCTTAGCCAGAGTTGTCTTTCCACAACCCGGAGACCCGGCTAGAAGTACGTTATGGTTTAATCCCTTCTCCTCGAAAAGAGACCTTATTCTAGGAGGGAGAATCATGTGCCTAATCTCTTTAGGTCTTAGCTTCTCCGTAAGTAACTGGTCAATCATAAAAAGCTCTTTAATGTCTTACAGACACAAGAGCTTTAAGTTTCCCCTTTTAAGGGCACTAAGTGATTAAAAATTAATACAAAGAGGACATATCATCGGCGTCGCTCTTATCATTTCTAACCTCTATAAAACGGGGTAAAAATAGACTCCTATTCTCGTTCTTATCCGTGATCGGAACGTTGTATTGTACAGCAGCTATTTTCCCTATCAGATCCTCCCTCACTGGACTTAGCTCCTGTAGATCCTTGTCGGTAAACCCAGCTCCAATTTTGACATTGACCGTTCCTGATTTATCAGTACATATAAGACCACCTATGTAACCTTCCCTCTTTCCTTCTCCTTCATACCAGCCGGTAATTAGTAGGTCACAGTCGTTTACTTCCTTGAGTTTGATCCAGCTCTTACTCCTTTTACATTCGTAGACGTGGTCATTTTTACAAATAACCCCCTCACCGCCATCATCTACTATTCTTTTATAAATTTCAAGAGCTTCCTCCATATCTTCAACCTCCCACATCTGGCCGAGTCTAACACAGGAGTCAGATTCTAAAACGCTGAGAAGATCAGAGAGTAGCTGTCTTCTCTCTGTATACATAACCGAGCCCCGGCCAGAATTCAATACTTCAGATGAAACGACATCAAACACATTAAAAAGAAAACTCTTATCGATATCAGTAGGGGCCGTTCCTTTGAGTATCTGTGTAACTTTTCCAGAGACAGATTTTCTATTATGGTCAGTTAGCTCGCCGTCGAAGAATATACCCCGGAGGTTACCTGCAGCTTTCTTCAGCTCGTTTGAGATATTCTGGAGTTTTGATGAATCTAGCTCATTGAATGCTCTAGTATAAAAGGAAATATCCCCAGAATCACCCACAATGGCAATTACTCGGACTCCGTCATACTTCTCCTCGCAGTATATCTCATCCCATTTTTCTATCTCCTCCTGCTTATCAGTAGCTAACATGACTGATGGATCGGGGATAAGCTCCTCCCCGATAGCCTTGTTTATAAGCTTTGCCCCAATTCCCACATTCATTCTCTTAGTGAGAATCTTCATAAGCATCTTTCTTATCTCGAGATCCTGATCCGGATATTGGACAAAAGAATGGTCCAGCAAATCTTGCGCCCTTCCTCTCAATAAATCATTGGCTGCTGGTGCATTTTTCAGATCCTCTATGAGGGTAACGAAAGAAGTCCAAAATAAACCAGGGTTTGCTGAATAATTTCTCATCGGTTGCTCCTCTGAGAGATCCAGCTTGTGTAGTTTGGTTGTTACAAATGGATTAAAACAGATATCCAGAATATAGGACATCTCCTCCGTGAGATTTTGTGAGATTAATCTTTGTTTCTCCTTCTGTGAGCCGTTACCTGTAAGTCCTTCCAGTTGACAAAATATCTCTAGCTCTTTAAGCATATCAATGTATTTTAAACAAAACTAAGCAATAGGAACGCAAATAAAAAAAGAATCCACAGTAAAGTGGATTCTATTAGCTAAAAAATATACGGAATGTTATATCTTAAAGGAAGAATCGGGGACTGCTACTCCTTTTTTATTTACCACATTCGCACAAGCGTTATTAGCGAATTTAATCGATTCACTAATATTGCCAGTAGATAAGTACTTCAGCGAAAAGGCAGATATAAAAGTATCCCCTGCCCCACTCACATCAATGGTATCCTGCGGATTTGAACTTGGGTAGACCTCTCCGTTATACATAGCACCTTTGGAACCTAGCGTTATTATAAACTTCTCGGGGTACTTATCCGCCAGCTCCTTGTTGTTTTCATATTCTATCTCATTCAGTTTAATGAATGTTATTTCCTGGATAAGATCCTCAGACAATTTCTTCTTACTATCCATAAGAACCAAGCTACCCTGGTTAGCTATTTGCTTTATATCCGATGGTGTAAGAAATCCCTTGTTATAATCGCTGATTATCACCAGATCAGACTCGTTAATCGTACCTCTTTTTCTAGAAGACATAAAGGAAAAAGAATCCATCGGAAAACTTTCTCCCTCGTCAACCCGAACAATCATATGGTTACTCTTCTTCTCAAC